GTGCCCTCCCTTTTGTAGCTCCTTCCGATGAAGCCTTTGAGCGTAACCAAGCACCAGCAAGAGCAGTAGCCAAGGGAATTATGATACCCAGAGCGGCACCAGCAAACATCATTTTTTTACCAAACATACCCATAACACCAACAAGCTGGGTAGCCTGTTGACCAAATGCCATCATAGGGTTAGCACCAGATTGGATCTGGACTAAGAAGTCACCTACCTGATAACCTGTCTGTTGTGCAACTACACCCATACGACTGGTCTTCTTAGTAGCACCCTGCATACCACCAGAGTAACCACCAAAGACACCTGTGCCATTCTTCATGGCTACATTAAGTTCCTGGACGGCCCTCTTTTGCTCTTCAGCACTAATGATGTCCATCTTTCTAGCTATAGATAGGTCATTAAGTTCTTTAGAATAAATGTTCATAGCGGTATGGCCTTGAACAAACTTACTCTTTAGACGCTCTTCTTCTGAGGCTTGCATTCTAGCTGCATTTGCTGACTTCAACTTCTCAGCAGTAATCCTCCTGTCCATCTCCAAAGCCTCTCTACGAGCACTGGCGTAGGCTTTAGCGGCAGCAGCAGCTTTTTTGGTCTCTCTCCCCTCAGCTCTTATAGCATTAGCGTACTTACGAAGTTCTTTTTCGCTTTTTTTACTGGCATCCGCTAGTTGTTTGATACCTTTATAGTACTGCCTTTTAGATAAACCCCCAGATTTATAAGCATTAGAGAGCAATTTAACATTGTTTTGAAGTGTTGAGATACCCTTTACAGCACTTGTGACACTGCTCTGCCCTCTTACTTCAACGTCTATGAGAATATCAGCCATTTGTAGTCCTTAGATATAAAGTGTCTAGTTTCTTTATTGTTTCTACATCATAGGCGTGTAGAACATTGGCAGTCATATCTGACCACGCTTTTAACTCAGAGTAAGTAATAGGGTTTGGGCCTGAGAAGCCTGCCGTCCTTGATTGGTGTAACTGCAAGAAAAAAGACCAGACGTGCTTAAGAAGTTTTGGGAACTCTGTTGGGTTCTCTAGTCCTTCTGGTGCCTGTCCGGTCATTTTCCTCACTTGTTCTAAATGCTCTTTACTTGAGATACCCTTATCATCAGTCTTCAACAGAGTAAACTCATGCTCTGCCCAATCACATAGCTGGGTACTCAGGCGGGAGTAAAAGCCTCAAAGGAATTAACCTTTTCCTCCACTTGCTCTACAATCCAGAAGCCAGCCTTAGAGTTAAATACCTCTTTAGCTTTAGCAGGGGTTAGTTTAGGCTTCTTACCACCAAAGGTAATATCCCAATCCTTAATAGCTTTAATCAGTAGTTCTGTAGTAGATTCTTCCCAGTCCTGTACTGTAAACTCCTTCTGCTGATCCTTGATACGTCTATTAGCTTGTTCATAGATACCAGCCTTGTACTCCTTAGTGTGTGGAGCATAAAGAGTAATAGTCATTGGTGTACCATCGTCATTCTCTAGTACTTTGTCAGTGCCAGGATAATGAAGTGTTACTACAATTTCATCAGAAGTGGGGATAATGTTTGAGAGATCCATTTGGGTTATATTCCTTGTCAGTTTCGGGTTAAGTTTATTTCGGGTGTCTGTTGTTAGTGGCGGAGGCAACCACCCGAAAAGTCACCCCCGCCTACCTACCTAAGTAGGATTACGTTGTGTCAGGGCGCTTGATTACGAGGTTACTTTCCTCTGTTGCATCATAAAGAGCTACAAAAGAACACTCTACAAAACGACCCTCTGGGCCACCTACGTTAGCGTCTGCACTGTTGATCTTGATGTAAGGGAACAAGAAGGTGTACTCATTAGCACCTGAGGGGTCATTAACAGATACTTGAAGAGCACTATTAGTTTCATTCAGGAAGCGGTTAATCAGGGTGGCGTCATTAAAGAAGGCTGTAAAGGAACCCTCAATAGTAGCACGACCATACTGATAACAAGGAGCGCTAGCGTCACCAATTACGAAGGTCGGGCTAAAGGCATTGTCAATACTAAAGTCAATAGCTGTAACAATAGCAGAGGCAGACAAACTACCAACATCACCAATTGACAGATCACCGGAGTAAGCATCAAAAGGAGAGGCACCAGCAGAAGCATCCTGTGTTTTCTGTGTAGCACCAATAGTCATTTCCTTACCAAGCATAGACAAGGTAGTAGTAACCATTTGGTTAGGTGCAAGAGATACACCCATAGAGGATACTGTCATACCAGTAAACAAACGAGCTTGGTCAATATCAGCAGCATAATCTTCAATAGAGAAATACTTAGGTGTAGTACCAACCTTGAGTTCATCTGGACCTAAAGGTGTGTTATCCCACACGCCCATCATAGCACTTTCCAAGATGGCATCATATTCACCATCACGGAGGTCTACTACAATATCACCACCTACTTGACGGTTGCCATGGCGATCAACACGAGGCATACGATCTGCCTGAATGTCATTACCTTGGAGCCGATCTTTAGCTAGGTTAAGTGAGTGGGTAGTGAAGGGAAGGTTTTGAAAGTTACCTGCTGGTGTAGTACCAAAAGTAGCCTCAGTAATAAAAGACAGGCTGGAACGTGAGCCTTGTGCAAATTCAGTCATTAGATAGTCTCCTTAGAGGGAATTAAGAGTAGATGTACCAGCCAATTCGAACTGGGATACAATAGTGTGAGCCTTGTTGTACACCGAGGTCTCTCTCAGCATACCTGATACTAATAGTAGTGCCAGCATTGGTTAGGTCTGTGGTTGCCTCAAAGGCGTCTATGATGAGGTCGGCTAGATCATCTCCTACTGCTGGTCCCGTACCTTCTGGTACACAACACTCTACTAGGAAATAACCTTGGTAATACATCTGAGGATTAAGACCTCGTACTGCTGGCTCTCTTACTGTTGGAACCATCCGTACTTTAATGTATGGGGAGTTAGTGGTTGGATTAAAGCTGACATTTTCCCATGCTACAGCAGGGATACCAACAACGGAGTTAAGGGTTACTTCAAAGGTTGCTCTTATTTCTTCATAAATACTTGCCATTATCTGAACTTATCCTTAATCGAGCCAAACACTTGATGTTCTGCTTCTACTTCTGCAGCATGAGGTGCGCCATTCTTGAACTGTACCTTGTTAAACTTGAGCGTGTCGATAGCGTTAATGTCGTTTGTCATATTAACAAAGGCTGTATTTTGTGAGGCTGCTAGATCCGCACTATACCACTCTCTACCTTCTGAGGAGACACTACGAATAGACCTACCACCAGAAGTATCAACAGAGAAACTCTCAGCATATGCACCAGTAGATACAGGGATACGGACACTTAATTCACCAGCAATATCAACTAACTTATCTTTTAGTGCCTCTTCTGTGTCTTCCATGGCACTGTCTAACTTAGCTTTAATGGATCCCTTGTTAATCCTTACTACCATTACTCTCTCACCTGACAGATATAACAGACTAGAACATCTGAATTGTATATCTTCTGTACTGACTTGATTACTACAGTATCCCCAACAGTAAGGATCTGGTCCTCATTATCTGGTTCAGTAGTAGCAACACCAGAGGTATTCCGTGGAGCAATGAGAACCTTCCGGTCACCCATCATAATACTATCATTGTTAATCTCACTAAGACCATAATCAGCGAAGTACATCTTAACAGAGACATCAGTGTCCGCTACAGAGCCTAGAGCACCCGTAGAGGGGTCGTATGTACCAGAAGACTTCTTACGCAATGTAGCAGTCTTACCGCGCCTCTCTAGTAGCATCTGCATGTTGTAGGACAGCATGTTAATATTCTCCGGTGTATTCGGTATCCAAGAATGAGAACTGATCCCTACGGATACGAGAACCAAAGCGATCAGTATTATCTTCTACTGTATTCATGGTAGCTTTAGACAAACCACCAGCAGCAAACCCTAGTCCACCGGAAATAGATTTAGCTTGGTAGTCCAATTCAGATGCTAGATCACCGTAGTGCTTTTGTAGTTGACTATAACTCTCAGACAGTTGCCCATCTAGTTCTACATCAACCAACCTAGCGAACTTAGCTGCAATACCTTTAGCAACCCAAGCTGCTGTACCGTAGATATTATTTCCATTCTGTTCTAGAGCAAAAGCAATCTCTTCATCTTGTACCTGTTGGTCTAAGGTATTAGTATCACCAGTAAGGAACCTTACGGCATCAAGGCGTTCAGCAGCAGTCTCTGTGCCTAAGTTAGTGGGGTCATATGTCCAAGTCACGTTTGGTATCCTTATTGTTAATCCGATTAGTCTACTTGACTATCAACCCAAGTGCGGAACTGCTGGGCT